AGATGATGGAGAATTTGTCCACAAAGGATTGGCCCAACGTTCCTTTACCAGACACTGGACGCTCGCCGACGATACAGAGGTACGACAGGTCAGCTTTAACGACGGACTCCTCGTGGTTGAATTGGGAAAGATAGTTCCAGACCATCATGCAAGAAAAGACTATCTGTGATATAATATAACGGTCAAGGTCGCTACCTAGACTGCTCTGGATTAATCTTTTGAGGTTTCTATACCAGGGGCGAAGAAACCTCACTTTTAATATTATTGATTATAGTATGAAATTGAATGCGTCGAAATTATTAACGGGACTGGAATTTAAACAGTCCCTTCGATATGGAGAGAACCCTCATCAGAATGCCACTTGGTGTATTTTTCCTGATGAGGGTTTATCTTGTGCCAATCAATTACAGGGTAAGGATTTAAGTTACAATAATCTTATAGATTTAGAAGCAGCAATTTCTACAGTTCAGGAATTTAAAGATGATGCTGCTGCGGTTGTTATTAAGCATACTAACCCTTGTGGAGTTGCGATAGGAGAAAATATTTACAATGCTTTAATGAGAGCATTAGATGCTGATAGGGTAAGTTCTTTTGGTGGAATTATAGCACTTAATCAAACAGTAGATGTTTTATGTGCTCAAGAACTTAGTAATGCTTTTTATGAATGTATAGTAGCACCTGCATTTGATGATGAAGCAAAGGAGATTTTATCTACTAAGAAGAACTTAAGATTGCTTGAGTTAGATATTGCCAATATGAAGGTTAATCCTTATAATGTTAGGAGTATCTTAGGAGGAGTTGTAGTACAAGAGAAAGATAGTAAACCAATTGATGTTGAAGAATGGAATGTATGTACTGAGAGACAACCTACTCAGAAAGAATTTATAGATCTTATTTTTGCTTGGAAAGTAGTAAGACATGTTCGTTCTAATGCTATATTAGTTGCTCGTGATGGTAGAACCCTTGGCGTGGGTGCAGGACAGATGAATCGTGTTGGTTCTGCTAATATTGCCTTACAATCTGCTGACCCTGCTGCTGGTGCTGTGTTAGCAAGTGATGGGTTCTTTCCCTTTGGGGATACGGTAAAATTGGCATATGATTTTGGTATTAAAGCAGTCATTCAACCAGGTGGAAGTATTAAGGATCAAGAGTCTATTGATGTTTGTAATGAGTTGGATATGACTATGATATTAACAGGAACACGTCACTTTTTACATTAGGTTAGATTTATCTACTAAATAAATGGTGAAATATTATTTTGAAAACAATGACACAACATGAACAAATCGTAGATGCATTTGAAACTTACCTTGCAGAAGCAGAGACTTTTGATACTAAGGGAGTTAAGGCAGCAGCATCCAGAGCTCGTAAGGCACTTGGAGAATTAGGTAAACTTGCTAAGTCAAGACGTGCTGAAATCCAAGATAAAAAGAATAGTATGTAATGGATGAGTAAGCAATGAAGTATCCTGTAGATATTGAAGCAGGGCGTGATTTTGTAGAAAGGATTATGAAGAAAGCACCTGCTATTGGTGGGTTTGGTGGTACTTTTAGAATACCAAGTGGATATGAGAAACCTGTATTAGTTTCTGGTACAGATGGTGTAGGTACTAAGATAAACGTAGCAAGAGTTTTTAATGACTATACTACTATTGGTATAGACCTCGTTGCTATGTGTGTTAATGATGTAATTTGTTCTGGAGCTAAACCATTATACTTTTTAGATTATATTTCTACTGGTAAGATGACTCCTATTCTGGATCAGATTATGGAGGGTGTTATTAAGGGATGTGAGATGGCAGAGATGGATCTTCTAGGTGGAGAAACTGCTGAACATCCTATAGCAGGTGGTAGAGGAAGTTCTCTGGATATTGACCTTGCAGGATTTTGTACTGGTATAGTAGAAGAGAGTGAGATAGTAGATGGTAGTCTTATTAAACCAGGTGATAATATTATTGGTATAGAAAGTAGTGGATTACATAGTAATGGATATAGTTTGATTAATGAGATGCTATGGAGACATCAGATTTATTATAAAGAAACACCTGAGTTGATGACTCCTACTACAATCTATGCTCCTATGATTGAGTGTCTTATGGATGAGTTCCCTATTCTGGGTATGGCACATATTACTGGTGGTGGTATTCCAGAGAATCTTCCAAGGTGTCTTCCTAAAGGACTTAAAGCACATGTAGATTATAGTTCTTGGACACTACCATCTATCTTTAAGAAGGTTATGCTTGCTGGTGAGATTCCAGAAGAAGAAATGAAGAATGTATTTAATCTTGGAATTGGATATTGTTTGATTGTTCCATCAGAAACATGTATAGATACGGAAGTTGTTATTGATGGTCACGGATATAAGTCCTGGACAATTGGCGAAGTTGTGGTAGAATAGTAAAAGGTAATTAAAAAATATGACTATTAAGTTATTGCTATTAAAATCTGGCGAAGACATTATTGCCGATGTGGCAGAGATGACAATGGGGGAACCAGATGATCCTAATAATCCTCGTAGAATTATTGGGTATTACCTAAATAAACCTTGTGTCATCAAGATGAGAGACCCAAGAGAACTTGAGCAAGATGGCAGAGAACATAAATCTGGATATTCAGTTTCTTTGTTTCCTTGGATGCCTCTTGCTAAAGATGAGAGGATCCCTATCCCTGCCGATTGGATGATCACAATGGTTGAACCGGTAACCAAACTAGAAGAAATGTATTTAGAGGATGTTGTAAACTATGGACAAGACAATAAAGATACTAGCACTGACGAATCAACAGACTCTGATTAGTGAGTTAGTAGAGGTTGCTGCTATTGATATAGGAGCACCAGATTGTAAATTAATCAATCCCTTTGTTATTAAAGACGGTGGTGTTTTAGAACCCTATTTACTAAGTGTCACAAGGGACGATACTTTTATGATGAGTTCTGATAAAATACTTACATTGTGTGAGCCCACTCCCACACTTCTTGAAAAATACCTGGACCTTAATAACGAATGAAATTCTACACCAACGTTCAACTTATCGGGAATCAATTCCTGGTGAGGGGTGTTGATAATGGAAAGAGATATGAGCACAGAGATGAATTCTTTCCAACCTTATTTGTTAAGTCTAAGAAGAAGTCTAAATATAAGACGTTAAACGGAGAATCAGTTGAAACTATTAATCCGGGAACGGTTAGGGATTGTAGGGACTTTTATAAAAGATACGAGGATGTGGAAGGATTCGAGATATATGGTCACGACCGTTATATCTACCAGTATATTTCAGAGAAATATCCTGAGGATGAAATCAAGTTTGACATCAGCAAAATTAAACTTGTTACTCTTGATATTGAAGTTGCGTCTGAGCAAGGGTTCCCTGATGTTGAATCGTGCGAGGAAGAGATCCTTGCTATTAGTATCCAGGATTATACAACGAAGCAGATCATCACTTGGGGAGTTAAGCCGTTTCAGAATAATCGCAAGGATGTAACATATCATCATTGTCCGAGTGAGTATGACCTTTTAAATCATTTCATTACTCATTGGATGCGTGATGTTCCAGATGTGATTACTGGATGGAACATTCAGTTATATGATATACCTTATATTTGCAAGCGTCTTAGGAGGGTGCTTGGTGAGAAATTAATGAAGCGTATGTCACCCTGGGGACTCTGTAGTGAGGGTGAAATACATCTTATGGGACGTAGGCACACTACCTTTGATGTGGGTGGTGTATGTCAGTTAGACTATCTTGATCTTTATAAGAAGTTTACCTATAAGGCACAGGAGTCTTATAGATTGGATTATATTGCGGAAGTAGAATTAGGACAAAAGAAGTTAGACCACTCAGAGTTTGATACCTTTAAAGATTTTTATCATAAAGGTTGGCAGAAGTTTATTGAGTATAATATTGTTGACGTAGAATTGGTTGATCGTCTTGAGGACAAGATGAAACTGATTGAACTTGCACTTACCATGGCATATGATGCTAAGGTAAATTACAATGATGTTTTCTATCAAGTCCGGATGTGGGATAATATCATATATAATTACTTGAAGAAAAGGGATATTGTTATCCCTCCTAAGAATAAATCACAAAAGAACGAAAAGTACGCAGGGGCTTATGTTAAGGAACCGAAACCAGGACGCTATGATTGGGTTGTCTCTTTTGACCTTAATAGCCTTTATCCTCATCTTATTATGCAGTACAATATCAG